ACTTTGTGCAATGCCTGACGCTCTGTCATAAGGAACTCAAGGTCCATGAGCATGCGCCCAATCTTTTCGAACAATGCGTTGCTTTGGTCTTCCATCGTGCACCTCCTCCGTTGATTCTACCAGACCCAACGGAGGGGTGCAAATAGTTAGTCGCGAAGGCGCATTGGCATTGTTACAGCCCAGGCGGCGATCACCAGGAGGAGCGAAACCCCCACGACGGACTTTGCCTCACCTTCAAGAACGACCCATGCTACGAACATACCTAGGATAGTCCACGAGGTAGAGACGAGTTCAGCAATGATCTTTCCTTTCACTTTTTACCTCCTTTCTGGCTTCTCTTGTTAGACGACTTTGGGCTATCGCTTGGCGCCCCCGCTGGGGCTCCGCCGCCGCTTGTTGGCGTTGGCGTGCCACCCGCTGGGCGAGCAGCGGCAGCAATGGAGGCTACGGAACTGGCAATCTGGGTAACGATGACGGCGGGCACAACGGCTTCCTGCGCCTGCTTACGCTCTTCAGGGGTCATGTCCTCGCCAAGTTTGGCAACGGCGTCAACTGCCTCCCCAGCAGCATCCGCAACCGCACCCACTGCTTCAGCCGCAGCCTCAGCAACAGCGGCAACGGCTTCGCCCACTACTGCGGCAGCCTCTCCAGCAAATTCAATAACCGCAGGCGGCTCATCGCTTGGAGACGGGCTTGGCTCTACGGGAGTTGGCACAGGGGACTCTGTTGGCTCAGGAGAAGGAACATCAGTGGGATCAGGAGAAGGGGAAGGAGACGGCGAAACACTTGGCTCCACGGTTCTTTCGGGCGTCGGCTGTGGGGTTGGTGTAGGTGTAGGTTCTGGGGTTGGTTCTGGCGTTGGTTCAATTGATGGTACCTCCGTTGGGCTTGGTGTCGGCTCCTCGGTTGGAGACGGCGTTGGCTCAGGGGTTGGTGTAGGCGTTGGTTCTGGAGTTGGGCTTGGGGTTGGCGGAACTGGCGCAAAGAGCACCACTGAGACGCTCACTGACTCGCTGGAATAAGTTGTCAGGGTGTTGTTGTCTGCCCGAATTGTGAAAGCGTATTCAACGTCTGACCCCCCGCTGTTGGCGAAGACCTGCCACGGCAGCGTGATTGACGTCTCGTCAGAGCCCACGCCCCAACCAAGTTCTCCAACCCGCCAAGTAATGGCATAGCGCTCGACAGGCGTGCCGCTATCTAGAGGTGCATCCCACGTGAGGTTGACGTCCCCGTTGCTGTACACCGTGACCATCAATCCAGTTGGGGCGTTGAGGTATGGGGTTGGCGCAGGTGTTGGGGTTGGTTCTGGCGTAGGGCTAGGAGTTGGCTCAGGGGTGGGGGTAGGCTGGGGCGTTGGGGTCCATGTGGCGGACGGGGTTCCAGGAGCCAGTTCAACATTGAAATTGCTGATTAGGTAATAGTGGTTTCCATAGAAGCGATCCGCCGCTGGGTCGCCGCAGCAAACACCAGCGCGCACTCGATAGTCACCAGCGGGTAGCGTGATGCGAATTGTTGAAGCCAGGGAGTACCCGCCCGTGTGCTCCGTAAAAGAGTCGTCATTGGCGGCGATAAGCGTGCCGTTGCCGTCGTACAGCCAAAGCATAGAGTCAACTGTTCCAGGGCACCATGAAGACGTGGTGTCGTCGCAAAGGTCAGTCCACAGGTGCAGTTCGCCATCCGCAGGGAGGTTGACCCAGAAGTCTTGCGTTCGATCTACGTAGTTGTTCTCCACGCCGCGCACCGTTGCGGTGACAGCAAAGGTAAAAACAACAAGGAGCCAGCAACAAGCAGTAACAAGGAATTTGTTCACGCATAGATTATAGTTGTTGAACTTAGTGTATCAATACGCAGCGAATCTGCTAGAAAATGCCCCTTACGCGCAGCGTGCTTTGTGTGCCCACACCCATGTTCGTGCGCTCTTTGAGTTCCCGTGCGGGTATTCAATAGAGAGCGTGTTGAACAACTGATCGCTCAAGATTGCGTTACCGCACTTTGAGCAGACGTGCTTAGTAAGCCTTGCGGCTTTCTTTTCTTTCCCTGATTGCTGCTTCTTGACTGCCATTGCCCCATCTTCTCAGCCGCAGCCAAGAAGTAAAGAGCAAAAAAATCTACTAGACGATTGTCGCCGCGCAGACCTTGCAGTTGTGGGCAGGCGGGCATTCGCCCCTTACGAAATCAGTAGCGCCCACTGGAGGCTCTGATGTCTGGTGGCAGCAGTCGTACTGATGCTGGTCGATTATCGCCCATAGTCTTCCAAGTTCTTCCTGCTGCGTCATCCAGTCCCCTTGTTCTGGGCACGACCAGTGGGGGACATGCGCCCCGTCGATTAACTCAAAGTTGGCAGCGATCACATCTACTGCATCCTTTACGGTGCTAGCAGTTCCGCCAAACTTGGCAGCAATGGCTGCCGCTACGGACTCTTCGTCCTCTTCTTCAAAGTTAATAGCGATGTTGATTAAGCGCTGTGTCATGCTTCCTCCTATGTCTTGATTATGTAATACAACTTTTGCGACTTTGGATCATGCGTTGCGTGCGCATGCCCGCCGCTGCTTCCAGGGGCAGATAACGTATGGGAGTGATCTGCATTTGAGGCAGGCGCTCCGCTCGCATCTGATGTGGCAGATGCCCCAGTGTGGGTATGGGCAGGGTGGGCTGCTGGTCCAGTGTATGACGTGGTTGTGCTTACGTGGTTTGACGACGATCCTGCTGAGGCAAGGGAAACAACATGGGTATGCCCTCCACCAGAAACAGAAACCCCAGCAGTGTAAAAGATGTCTGCATAGGCAGTGTTTGCCCCGCTTGTAATCGAGTGCGTGTGCGCCGCGCCCGCGAAGTTAAACACCCCACTAACAGTGTGGTTTCCATCCCCGTCGCTTCCGCTTGTTCCAGAGGTAGTGCTGTGCGAGTGGCTTCCAGTGTGGGAATGGCTCCCCGCAGGTGTCATGCTTGCGACGTGAGAAGAGTGTGCGCCATCAGTTGAGTGGCTAAATGAATCGTAGAACTGAACCCCAGAAGCAACTCTCCAACTCCCAGGAAGCCCGTTATGATCTGGCGCAGTTGAAAGGGAAGACGGAGCCCCAATAAGCCAATAGTCATCGTAGTAGGGAAGGTTGAACGTTGTTGTCCCATCGCCAACACCATGATTTGTTCCAATAACCGCAAACAAATCCGCATACGTTGTCCGTGAAACCGCGTCGCCGTTGCAAAGAATCCAACCAGATGGAACATTGCTGTGAGCGCCAGCCCATGACGTAACCATTCCTGGTTTCCCCGCAGACCCAGCGGCGCCGCCGCCTACGTCTGCCCATCCCGTGCTCTTATATACCCTGATTTTCTTAGTAGTTGTATTGAAATAAATTTGACCAATGTTGTTTGCCTGGTCGCTTGCTGCGACTGGTAGCCCAAGTGGCGAAACAAACTTTACAGACATATTATGCCGCCTTAATAATATAGTGGACCTGATAGGTTTCGTAAGAGTGGCTAGTGTGCGTGTGCGATCCATCGCTTGATGGTGTCGCTGTATGGTTGTGTGTTGCTGGGGAAGCCCCTGAGGTATTGCTGGATGTAGACAAAGCAAAGACTGGGCTATGTCTGTGTGCTGCGTGGGCAGACCACGAAGACGTGCTTACTGTGTGGCTATGAGTATCTCCTGTTGACACGGTTGGTGCTGTGTGAGTATGTGCCGTAGACGCTCTAGTTGACGTAGAGGAACTAGAAGTAATGCTAGACCCATTTGCTACGGATGCGGTATGAGTGTGGCTTTGTCCTTGGTTAGATGTGTCTGAATATGTATGTGCCGCGTTTGTGATCGTAGTCTCTGAGACCGTCACGGAATGCGAATGCGTATTGCTGTGTTCAGTTTCCGCCGCCGCCGTGTACGTTAGCGCGTGAGAGTGGTCAGCGGCATCTCCAATGTGAGCAGCAATTTCTTTAGCATCAATAGACCCCTGGCGGAACGTTGACGTGTTGTCAATATTGCCAAGAAGACTTAGACCAGGTGCGCCAACGACTTGGTATCCTTGAAGATCTGGAACGTTAAACGTTGTTGAACCATCGCCCGTTCCAAATCTAGTAGAAATGATTGCGTACAGTCCGCTATAGGTTGACCTAGAAACCGCCTGACCGTTGCAAATTAACCAGCCAGATGGGGCAGACGCGCCAAGCCATGGCTGCACCGTTCCAGTAGGCATTTCTGAAGTTCCTGAAGACCCAAGATCCGCCCACGATGTCCCGTCGTGGTATCGAACTTTCTGATTGGCGCTATCGTAATAAATCAGCCCCTCAGAAGAGTAGGCTGTCTCAACATTTGCCTGAGTCGAAACTGGAAGTTTAATACTTGTAAGTACCTTGGTCATGTTTTCACCAAGTACCAAACACGTGCTCGATTTGCAGAATGAGCGCTGTGATTGTGCGAGGCAGTACCGTCTGCTGCCATAGACCCGCCATGGGTGTGTGCGCCATCGCTACCAGAGGTGCCAGTATATGATGGGGTTGACCCAGTATACGAATGGTTATGCCCACTGCACGTAGAGCAACTTTCTGTAACGGTGTGGGTATGAGCATTTCCCCCAGAGACATTTGCAACTGTGTGGGTGTGGCTGTTGGTTGCGGCTGGTTCTGTCGCTGAAGTGTTACGCACGCTAGTTGTCCCAGTAGATGCCCCAAGGTCTCCAACCGTATGCGCGTGACCTGTAGATGACGTCGATGCGGAGTATGTGTGCGTGTGCCCTGACAATGCCGTGGAACTACTGAACGATGTACTGGTGGCGTGGTCAATAGCATGCGTATGTGAGCCCTGAGAATTGTCGCTAAAGGTATGTGTATGCGCCCATGTGTCTGTTGAATGGCTAAGGGCAGTAAAGGGGTCAGCAGTTCCGTAGGTCCAGACTTTTCCGCCAGCAGTGTTGCCAACTGAAACGCCTGCGTTTGCGCTTACTGCGCCAACAAGAGATAGGGCTCGAAAGTCAGGAAGGTTGAATGTGGTAGAGCCGTCGCCAACCCCAAAATATGTGCTGGTAATAGCAAATAGGCTTGAGTAGGTGGAGCGGGAAACGGCTGCGCCGCTGCACACAAGCCAACCAGTTGGGCGATTCCCAGGATCGCCAACCCAAATGATAATTGACCCTGTTGGCATCTCAATCGTCGTGCCAGATCCTAAGGCAGCCCAAGAAGATGAGTTCTTCAACTTTAACTCATCTGTAAAACTATTGTAATAAAAAGTGCCCTCATCCGCGGTTGGGTCTGAGGTTAGTTCTGCGTTCTTTAGGGTGTTTATAAACCTGGGCATAAAAAGATTATACCCCCTGCCGCCGCATTTGCAACAGGGGGTATTTCTATTTGGTAACTATTACCCGATTACAACCCAGCGATAGGTGCCTGCGAGGCTGATCGTGACGGTGACTACGGTTGTGCTGGTGGTGACCACGTCAGCAAAGACTAGCGCGTCCGTTGAGTCGTACAGGGCTACCGTGACGTCCTTTGTGCCGATGCTGTGCGTGAGTGCCTTAGCCTCACCAGTGGTCCAGGTAGCGCTACCGCTCTTCCTTCGAGCAAGACCAAACCCGCTCTCCGCAAGGGCATCGCGCGCACCAGAGGCAGAAGTAGCCCCAGTACCACCGTAGCCAAGACCGACCGCAGTGCTTGATGCCCAGGTACCCGTGGCAATCGTGCCAACGGAGGTTAGGCTTGAGCCAACAACTCCTGATCCAAGCGCGGTGCCGCTAAGGACTTCCGTGCCATTAATCCTGTATACCTTGCCATTGGCAATGTTGACATGCTCAGATAGGGTCCAAGCGTCGGTCGCATCAACCCAGTTGATTGTCTTGTCAGTATCGCCCTTAAGGGTAATACCGCCGCCGTCAGCGCCAGCATCCGTTGGGCTTGCAGTAGAGCCAAGTTCAAGGTTCTTGTCATCGACCGTTACAGTCGTTGAGTTTACCGTTGTGGTCGTTCCGTTGACCGTAAGGTCGCCAGAAAGCACAAGGCTCGTACCAGTTGCTGCGCCAATGTTTGGCGTGACAAGGGTTGGGGTGTTAGCAAAGACCAACGCACCAGTACCTGTCTCGTCAGAGATGACTCCAGCAAGTTCGCTGGACGATGTTGCAGCAAACGCGCTCAACTTGTTTGCGGTCAACGCAACCGTACCCGTCGCATCTGGAAGGGTAATTGTTCGGTCT